TGAAGTTGAAGAGTCTCCTGACGATGAAACAAAGGAGGTTACTGAAAATGAATCAGAATAAGCAAATGATTATGAATTATTATCAGAATGAAATTCTTGATTATGATAAAGATTTTTATAACCAATATGGAATATATGTAAAACCACATGGTTATTCTATCTCATCTCGTAAAATTGAGTCTTATATTCAAATTGCTGAAATTCAAAAATATCTGCAATGCAACCCAGTAAAAGCCATAGATCTTTTTTTCAACATAGAGCTTTTAGATGGGCAGGCACTTCTTGTACAAAGAAGTTGGGTTTGTCCAAATGTACTTGCTGTATGTACTCGTGGATATGGTAAAAGTACAGTTATTGATCTTGAGATAATGTCAAAAGATATGTGTTTTTGTAATGTATGGACATACATTGCAAGTGGTACAGGCGGTCAGGCTGAACAAACTTTTACTACTTTGGAACGACTTGCCAATGATAACATTGATACATTTTACGGTTCAACTGGTTCTTTATTTAAGAACGAGATTGAAATTAAAAATGCAGCAGGTGATGGATTTTCACACTCGTCCAATGGTTTTTCCTATTCATGTTATAACGGATCTATGACTAGGACATTGAACGGAAATATAGATGCAAAAAGAGGTATGCGAGGCACAGTAATTTTTGATGAAAGTGGTTTCTTATCTGATGAAATGATGAATGTATATGGTGCATTTGCCGTTGTAAATAAAAGTTTAAAAACTGGTAAAGATGTAGATGGTAATTCAATAGATCCAATTCGTCAAAGATGTTTGCCACGAGATTTATCATATCAAAAATATTACATCAGTTCAGCATCTTCAACTGATACTCAGTTTTGGAGATTATATCGAGATTTTTCAAAACAGCAAATTATGGGAAATCCAGATTATTGTGTATTACATATAGATTGCGAGCAAGCATTTAAACCAACTCTTAGAGGTGAATTAGTTACTCCTCTTCTATCTCGAAATACTGTTGAATCGGAAATGAGAACAAACCCAGAAAAAGCAAGACGTGAGTATTATTGTATTTTTACTACAGATGCTGGCACTGATGCAATTATTCGTAGAGGTGTTATTACACGAAACGAAGAAACAAGAAAACCTCTTCTTTACAATGATACAGGTGATAAAAAATTCGTCATTACATATGATCCTGCAAGAAGTAGAGATAATTCAGTAATTCTTGTTGGTGAAATTTATGAATATGAACAGGTTGATGGAAGTATCGACACAAGAATGAGATTGGTAAATTGTATTAATCTTATTGATGTTGGTAAAAAAATCAAATCTCCTATGCAAACACCAGATCAGATTGAATATTTAAAAAAAGTAATTCTTGATTATAACGGTGGAGCTGATGCATATGGAAATATTGTTGGTATATACATTGATGCAGGTAGCGGCGGATCAGGGGTTAATATAGCAGATTATTTGATGCCAGATTGGACGGATTCTGCTGGTATTGTTCACAGAGGATTAATTGATAAGGAATACTCTGCTGATTATGTTAAGAAATTTCCTAATGCAGTAGACAAAGTGCATCTTATGTCTCCTGCTGGTTATAAATCTGAAATGTATGAAGCAATGATTGAATTAATGAATCAAGATAAAATCAGCTTTACCGCACAATATGATCACAAAGGCTATCTCACTGTTTTCGATGTTGATGAAAAGAAGCTGGCTAAAGAGAAAGAAAGAATTTCTACCGAGCTCAGGAAGCAAAAAGTTAATGAGAAAGAATTTGAAACTAAGCTTAATGAAGAATTAGAAAAAATTGAATCAGTTAATACAAAGACTATAAAGCTTGATTGGCAAGATGAAATTGCACTTGCTAACATTGATGCTTTAAAAGAAGAACTTGTAAATATGGTTCGTAAGAAAAGAGATTCTGGAAAAGATTCATTTGAACTTACGCCTGAAAAAGCCAATAAGCTCCACGATGATCGTGCGTATACGGCGTGTATGGCTTCTTACGCCCTCATGTGTGAACGTAGAAAAGCTATTACAAATAAAAAGCGACCAACTGAAGATGCCACAAGTTTCATCAATAAGCTTCCAATCCGTAAAGCAAAATACAATTAAGGAGGTGCATTATCAAATATGCCTAGACCTAAGAAAGTAGATGCAAATTCTAATGCACCTGCTAAAGTAAATAATTCACAGAAGAAAACCACTTCTTCTACTCCAAAACAGCCAACCGCAAATGAAATGCGTGAGTGGTATGAGAAAAATAAAAGTAGACTTGAACGTTATGAGGATGCAACAAGTGCTATTACAAGTCTTCGAGATATTCAGAAATCATCCAGATATACATCAATCAGTAACTACTCCAAGGAAGATGTAAAATCATACATAAAGAACATCTCTTCTAATGAAAAGAATCTACGAAGTTTATCTCGTTATCTTTATTATCGTTCAGAAATCTATTATCGTCTTTGTAAATATTATGCAAATCAGATTGATCTTACAATTCGTAATATAGTTCCCCCATTTATAATCTCAGGCGAAAATGATGTGAAATCCACACTACAAAAGTATCAAGAAACGGTTGATATAGTTGACACTCTAGGATTGAATTATGAATTTCGTAAAGCTGCGTCTATCACTTTAAGAGAAGATGTATTTTATGGATGTGCTTATTATACAGAAGGACAAGGAATGTTTGTTCTTCCATTAGATCCAGATTATATGAAAATAGCAGGTATGTTTCCTGATGGTTCATTTGCAGGAGCTATAGATATGAGTTATTTCCGTAGTCATCAGGAACTTCTTGAATATTGGGGAGAGCCATTCAATAGTATGTGGAACACATATCAGAGCACAAATGAAAAATATCAGCTAATTCCAGAAGAATATAATGTATGTATTAAATTTAGGTCTGAAGACTGGGAAACCATCGTTCCAGTGCTTACACCTATATTTTTATCATTGATTGATCTTATGGACGCTTCTGATTATCAAGCAGTTCAACAGGCAGCTAATATTTATAAATTAGTGTGGCTTGAAATGAAAACTATGGGTAATGATGTAGATGATTGGGCTGTAAATCCAGATATAATGATTCAGTATTTTAATCGTATGCTTGAAGAAGCATTACCGCCTTATATCTCCGCTGCTATTGTTCCTGGCGAATTACATGAAATTAGTTTTCCAGATGATGCAACAGGTGATGTAACAAAGGTTGAAAAGGCTACAAAAGAAATTCTCAATACGGCTGGTGGTGCTCAGATATTAAACCTAAATTCCGCTTCTAATTCTACTGCCTTTAAATATGGCGTACTTGCAGATTCTACATTTTCTATTTCAACTCTTATTCCACAGATCCAAGCTATTGTTAATAGACTTCTATCTAATTGGATTTCTGAACCTTGTAGGGTTAAATTCTTTGATGTTTCTATTTATCAGAAGGATGATTTTAGAAAATCAATCTTGGAATCATGTACTAATGGATTACCAAACAAAATTCTTTATAACACATTAAATGGCGTATCTGAAAAAGATACGTTATCTATGAACTTTTTGGAAGAAGACTGTTTGCAGCTTAGTTCAAAATTCAAACCGCTATCTAGCACTTATACTCAGACAGGCAATAATAAAAGCGGTGGTCAAGAGAAGGATGATTCGGAACTTACAGATGCTGGACTTCGTACAAGAGACGAGAATTTAAATGATAAATAGGAGTTGGTGGAATGAATCAAAAATTTATACAGACACAAGATGCACCTACTGCTACTCTCCTATCCCAATTAGGATATCAACAGGTGCAAAATTCTAATGGTATTTATGTATTTTTGAATACTGATACTCTTCGGTTTTCAGAAAATATAGATATAAATAAATTAAAGTATACAAATATGCTTACATTTTAGTCGTCTTCCTTGGGCGACTTCTATTATGTCAGAAAGGAGGAAAAGACTAAGTAGATGCCAAAGGTTATTAAAAAGAAAATTTTAACTGAAGATGATTTACTAAAATTTTGCCAAGAACAAAAATTTGCAAAATTCAGTTCTAAAGATACTGGCTATCAGTTGGCTTTAAAAGTACCTACTACTTTCGAGGTAGATGATACCGTAGACGAAAATCATCGTGGAATGATGCGTCTAAAATTCAGAATTTTTCATACAGGACTTAACAGAAATAAGAGTTATGTATCAAAAGATGCTGCTGAGAAAGCAATGAATACGATTGCTGACAGACCTGTGTTGGCTGCAATCCATCAGCTTACAGACGGAACTTGGGATTTTAAAGGACATGAGATGGAAATCGTTAAGGATGATAAAGGTAACGAAGAACTTAGATATATTGAATCTCAAGTTGGTTCTTTTTCATCTGAACCTGCATTTTGGGAACATGATGATAGCTTAGATAAAGATTATGTATGTGCTTATGCTTATATAAGTGAAGAATATACAAAGGCTTGTGAAATTATTCGTGTAAAACAAGGTTCAAAAAATAGTTGCGAGCTTTTTATTGATGAACTCTCTTACAACGCCAAGGAGAAGTATCTCGAATTAAACGATTTCTATGTAAACGCTTCGACTTTGTTAGGAAGCCATGATGATGGCACAGAAATTCAGGAAGGCATGGAAGGTTCTCGTGCAGATATTGCAGATTTTAGTGTAAATAACAATTCGGTAAAATTTGACAAAGATGAAAAAATGATTGAACTCTTAGAAAATCTTAACAAGACACTTTCTAATTTCAATAAAGAACAGACTCCTGTTCAAACACAATCAGAGGAAGGAGGAACAAATAACAAAATGACAAAATTTGAAGAGTTACTTGCCAAATATGGTAAGACTGCTGAAGATGTAACATTCGACTACGCAGAAATGTCAGATGAGGAACTTGAAGCAAAATTCGCTGAGATGTTCGATAATGACAATTCAGACGGAGACAATTCAGATAACGGAAAATCTGGTGAGCCTTCCAATGATGGAGAAGGTGATGGCGAAGGAGCTTCTGATCCAGATGACGATGAAGGTGGAAGTCAGACTTTTGAAAAGATTGTTCGTACATATGAGATTTCTCATGAAGATACAAGATATGCACTCTATAATCTGTTAGCACCATATGAAGAGTCGGACAACGATTATTACTATATCTCAAATGTATTTGATTCTTATTTTGTATACGAGGGTTGGTGTACTGACAAAATTTACCGCCAGAACTATACAAAAGATGGAGATAATGTTTCATTTGATGGTGAACGTATAGAATTGTTCCGTGAGCTTTTGACAGCAAGTGAGAAAGCTGAACTTGAATCCATGCGTTCTAATTATGCCGCCCTCAAGGAGTTCAAAGAGACAGCAGAAAAGAATGAACTTCATGCACAGAAAGAAGCTATTATCAATGCGGATAATTATTCTGTTCTTACAGAGAAAGATTCAGATGGAAATTATGTGAATGCTGATTTTGCCGAATTAGTAAAGACTATGGATAATTATTCTATAGAAGACTTTGAAACAAAGGTAAAGGTTATGCATTCAGATTATATGTCTGCACATGCAAACTTCTCTTCTGTTGACACAAAGAAAAACACAAATTCAGTTAAGATACTTACAAATATGAATAAGAAATCAAAGCCTAAGAAAAACTATGGCAATTTATTTGATTAAAAACTGAATATAACTTCATTTCGTACAGAACGCTTTATGCGTTCTTTTTTATTGCAAAAAAAAACAAAATTTAAGGAGGAAAACATAATGGCTATTAAATATGCTGCTACAAAATTTCCACAGATGGAAATTGGTAATTTACTTGCTCAGGATTATGGTGAGCACATTTTATCCGTAAAGATCACAGAAGATACACCTAACGGATATCATTTCAAACCAGGTAAGATGACTTCTCTTGATAATTGGGAGATGGAAGCTGCAACTGAAATTGATGCTTATATCGCAATGAAGGATGCGTCAGGAAGATACCTTGTTGTAATTAGAGATCCAAAGGGAGTTGGTGTTATCTATCAGAAACCCCTCAACAATGTCGAGAGTCCTCGTTCACTCGCACTTGCTTCTAATTTCTATAACGATCCAGCAGACGGTGCAGTTCGTGGATACATGCTTCATTCACAGGATCGTTATTGGCTTACAGAGGACAACTTTGATGGCTCACCTACAGTTGGAGCTGAAATCACAACGATTTCTAGTGGAAAATTAAAAATTGGTGCGTAATAGAAAGGAGGATATAGAATAATGATGAGATTTAGTACAGAACATTTAAGAAAAGTTTTTGAAGATGCTGATAAGTATGAAAATTTTAAGAAGCTTACATACAATTTAAATCACGGAATTGATATTTATGAGTACGATGATGACGGAAACCAGAGAAAGGTTTCTAAGCACGAAGCAAACAAGGCAATCCGTAAAATTATTATGGAGGTATGTGACCTTACTGAAGATGATCTTAGATCCAACAAGAGACGTGAAAGAGCTTTAGAGCTTCATCACACAGAAGTATATGAGTTACTTGAGTCTGATATTGATTTTAAGGTAGATACAGCATTTAAGGAATCTGAGTGGTTTAATGATTTTGTAGATATGAGAAATGTTAAACTTGGTGACGAGGAAGAGTTCTGGTCAAGAGAAAAGGTTATGCTTGCTGTTGCTGAAATCAGTGGCGACCATCATGATCTGACTTTACAGTACTTAAATGAAGGTACAGCACACAAGATTCATACTAAGAAGTATGGTGTAAAGATTGGTAAGGATATTGATCTTATTTTACTTGGACGTATTGATTTCACAGAGCTGACAGATAAGATTGCAGAAGCATTCGTATATAAGGTTCAGGAACTTTGTTATACAGGAATTTATGGTGCTGCTACTAAGTTACCTAACAACTCTCAGTTCGTAAAAACAGGTGCTTTATCTGCTTCTACAAAAGACAAGTTTGATACACTTCTTGAGGATATTGGAACAGCCAATAGCGCAGAAGTTGTTATTATGGGTACAAAGACTGCATTAAAGAAACTTAATGGTCTTACAGAAGTTGATTGGAGAAGTTTATCTCAGAAGGAGGATGTTGCTAAGACAGGTCGCCTTGGTACATATGAGGGAACAGAACTCATTGAGATTCCTCAGAGATTTGCTTTCAATGATGTAACAAAGAGACTTATTGACGATAAGAGACTTCTTATCTTTGCAAAGAATCAGGAACAGTTCGTGTGGTTCACAGATAAGGGCGAAACTCAGATTTATGAATCTGGTACTCAGAAGGGTGAACACGCTGATGACTTCCAGAAATATGAAGTTCAGAGAGAAATGGGTGTTGAGGTAGTATTACCACAGTACTTTGGTCAGTGGACTCTTGAGTA